AAGTTGTCAGCCTTGTGACATAAAATACAAAACGTATTTAATCCATCCTTCATGCGTTTGTTTTTGTAAAACTCTGCGTGAGATTTTGTGATTCTGCATTTAATGCAAATTTTTGTGTTCACGGTTCACCTCATCAATGCAGCTTCAGCCGCACGTCGGCGTGTGAGACCAGGAAGAACTCTACCGGCAGCTTTGTTCCAGAGCATACATTGGTCTGCTGCACCATCCCAGTCTCCCGCATCAATACGTTTCTTGAACGTGGAAACCCGATAGTTTCCTAAGCCACAATTGTAGACCCAGCTAGTCACAGCGGCAATGCGTCGCGGTAGTGCGGTTTGAATCTTGGGTGAAAGCTTTACCAGACCTCGGACAAAATACTCCACATGATGATCCAGCGCATCTTCGCACTGCTCAATCGTCCAGATCGTGCCGGGATTAATATCAGGGCCGGTAGCCCCCCAGCCGATTGTCCAAGGATGCCCTTTTGTTGCGGGGTCGGGATAAGCTGTTACACGTCCGTCAGGCAAACGCTTTGCTAGGCCTTCAAAGGGCTTGATCAGTACATCCTTGCAAAGCTTCTTTGCCTCTTTCACGATTTGTTGTATTTCTCAATACTGCGCCCAACAAACCAAAAAGTGAGCATCATGTTCAGCATGGCGAAATCATCCTCGTCATAGGACTTAGTTAAGACCTCGGCCCAGTTCGCGTTGGTCTGAAAAGCAATCGTCAGGCCAGCAGCTTTAACAGCAACATAAACCCCAAAAGCAATCCAAGTGAGGCCAGGACGGGTGATAGCAGTGATAAAAGAAGCCAACCAACCTGCTTCCTTTGCAGTCTGAGCTTGCTCCTTAAATGCCTCTTTGATCGTATCCATCTGCTGGATAGAGTAGTCAACATACTTCTCCTCCATCTTGAATTCACCGCGCATCTTTTCCAGATCGGTCTGAAGCTGGAACATGGATAACTCATGCTGGCGTTCGTTCTTTTTGTCCAAGAACTTAAGGACTTCAGGGGCAAGGCGAAAGATGCCGCCGAAGATGGAGCCTAAAAGACCGCCGCCGAGTAGCTCAAACATAATTACCCCTTAGCCGTTACGATGTCAGCACCTTTCTTAACCGTCACCTTGGAGCCTTCAACATCCACTTGCATGGGCGGCTCGGCTCGGTCTAGTTTGTCAAGGCGTGTGATCAAGTCCTTGATGACTTCAAACTCGGGCTTCTCTTGTTTGGGCGCGGTTCCGGCAATGCCATTTAACATCTGGATAAGTGCAGTAAGTGAAGCGCCAAGAAGACCCATAACAGCAGCAATTTTTTCGCCTTCCAAAAAGAGGGACGCACCAACACCCACGAGTACGATCAGGAAGATGTAAAGCAGCCCATCTTCACCGATAGCCTTACCAGCAACCTCTTTGGCTGAGTCCTGAGCCTTGAGTTCCTCTAGCTTGATTCTGGCTTGCGCCTTGAGGACCGCTAGCTCGTGGGCTTTATCTTCCATTACGCCTCTTCCAACTGAGGCTTGGCTTGTTCACGCAGCTTGTCCACTAAGGCTGATACCTGTGCATAAGGTAAATTGCCCAGTGCCTGCATGATCAGATTAGCCTCTTCCACGGTCAGGTTAAAGTCTAGTGTTTTCATGCTTGGGAAGCTTGATAAGCCGCAATCACTTCTGGGGTATGCACAGCGGCACAGACAGCCTGTACCTTGGGATCTTCAGCGGAATAATCCTGCCCCGGTGCAATAACGTGACGATGGAATGACTGGCTAAGTACCTGACCGTCTTCCATGATTCTTGTAGCCTTGCGGATCTGAACATGACCACCTTCGGTGACTTCAATCATGTCAATGACGGTTTGTTTGGTGAGAGACATTTTGGGTTCCTTTTTGATTACGCAACGTAATAACAATGATATCCACGCAGTGCCGCTGACGAAGATGCAGTCGCAAAATAAAGGGTGGTTGATGTTAGCTGAGTGCCACCAAATGCTGTTGTAGATGTAGCATTTATAAATGTTCCAGACCCAGAGGCACCTAGAAGCCCAGATGAAGTAAATGGAATCCCTGTTAAGGTTGTACTACCGGCAACAAGTGTCCCGCACGATGATGTCTCATAGAACAAATGCACAACCTTACCGATCTTTATATAGTTTCCAGCAAAGGTTGATCCATTGCTACAGGTCGGTGACCACGTCCCTTCCTCATAATCATCCAAGGTATTCGCATCAGTAGAGGCTGATTGCGTGGCAGGGAAGGTGATGCCTGCACCAGAAGAAGAAGGCGTGGTGTTGCCTACCGATATGGTGTTATAAAACTGCGCTGTACCCGTACTAGCCAGCACGAGGTTTGTGTTTGTTGCTGACCCGTGTTGTACATTCGTTGTTTTTACTGTTGACACAGTAACCTCCTATTAGGCCTGCGCCTGCTGCGCCTGATACGCCGCAATCACCTCTGGTGTCCACGCTGCTTGAGCAATCGCAACTACTTTCTCAGGCTGTCCGGTTAGGTCTTGTCCGGGCTGAAGAGATGAGCGGTGATAGGTTTGTGTCAGTTGCTGACCGTCTTCCATGATGCGAGTGGCTTCACGATAAAGCACGATGCCGTTCTCGGTGACTGTTATTTGGTCAATGACCGTTTGTTTGGTGATAGGCATTTTGGGTTCCTTTCGTTGATATTTCAAATGACTTAAGTTACAAAATAATGCCCTGCACAATAAATTTCACCAGCGGCATCGTATGCAACATCTGCAATCCCACCACCTCCCGTTGGGCAGGAATAAATGTCTACTCGTGATTGGCCCTGAGCAATATCGCCAGTGGCATAGTGGTTAGCAGTTAAGACAATATTTTGTGTGACGATAGTTGGGGGAGGATTGAATCCAGTTCCAGAAGCATTTGTAAAAGGTAATCCATCCACTCTTAAATTACCCGTTCCTGTGCCGCTATTCCAAGCAACCGAGATTTGAAAAAACACACGATTGCCAATTTTTGTGTATCGGCCAATTTGTAGCACATAAGTAACAGTACCAACCGTACTTGTCCCTTTCACAACCGGCGTAAAAGTCCCTTCCTCATAATCAGCCAACAACTCACTTGTACCTGTCCCTGCGGTAGCACTGAAATCAATGCCTTTGCCGCTGGTGCCGATGACTAGGTTGCCGTTGGTTATGGTTAGGTCAGCCGTACCAATCTTTGCTCTTTGTGAACCACCCGTAGCGAAACTGATCTCATCGGCCGCTGAAAAATACACACCCGTATTGGTGTCGCCTGTTGTAGTGATAGATGGGGCTGATACCGATCCCGCTGGGAAGGTCTGCACTCCCGTGAACGTATTAGCATCCGTAGAAGCTAGTGTTGCCGTTGCCGTGGGCAGGGTAAGCGTTTTATCGCCTGTGGACGTAGCTGGTGCTAGGATCGTGTAGTTATCTGATCCCGAAGCACCACCTTGAATTTTAACTTGAGACAATTTAACTCTCCTGACTCAATAATTTATACGGTTTGCTGAGCCTGATACGCCGCAATGACCTCTGGTGTCCATGCTGCTTGTGCAATCGCCTTCTCTGGCTTACAAATGTCCTGATTCATATTACGCTACCCAAGGCAATTTTGGTTTAGTGATTGGTGGGTTCTTGCTTGTTTCAATTTGGGCTAGGTGTAGGTTCATTGAGCCTCCAATGCCGCAACCTTTGCTTCTAGCTGTTCAATGCGTTGATTTTGACGTTTCACAATGTCAAGCAGCATCACCGTTAAACGATCATACTGAACACCATCTGGGGCAAGTTGAGCATCTGCTTTTAACTTACGCTCAGACTTTGTTTCGGTTTCCGTGTAGGTCTCTGTTTCCGTAACGGCAGGCTCAACAACATTGCCTTCGTCATCTAAAACCGCTGGTGTTACTTCAACTTCACGGGTCTTTTCTATCTCTGTCTGAGTCTCAATTGTTTCAAATTGATCTTCGGGGTATGACCAATGAACAAGTCTCGGCTCAACCTGAGCAACTTCTTCGGCAATTAAACCGTACCATGACCAATCTTTACGGTCAGCCTCAGCTTTGGAGCGATACCATACAGGACGTAAGTTAAGAACGGCATCGGCTTTAGCGTGGTCAAGCGTTTCAACATCTGTCTTGTAACGCAGCGACGATGTTGATCTTAGTAATTGATTTGCTGGCGTTGCCCCGTTATTAAGATAAGCATTCGCAGCCGAGGCTGTTGTTCCAACGCCGGGGAAATAAACCTCACCCCCGCTGCCAATACGCATCCACTCGGTGCTGCTAGTAACAAAAGAAATAGGTAGGTAAGACCCTGTTGAAGTGTAAGTAGCAGCAAAAGAAAATGCGGCTGGAGTTGTCCAGTACCCGACTCCTAAAATAGAATCATCATCAGATTTTTGTATTTGCAATCCTGAATATATTCCATCCGCTTGTTTTATTTGAAGTCTTTGGGAAAATCCAGAACTTGAACTTGGCGTAACCCCAATCCCCACTCTGCCGGAGGAATCAATACGCATCCGCTCGGAGCCACCCGTCGTTACACCTACCGTATCCGCAGCAGGGAAGAACACACCCGTATTGGTGTCGCCTGTGGTGGTGATAGATGGTGCGGAAGCAGTGCCAGCGCCGTGAACGACAACGCTCGTGGTTAGGGTATCCGTTGTCTTGTTGTACGTCAGCCCTGAGTCACCGCCATATGCCGAGCCACCATCATTGAAAATGACTTGTGTATCACTGCCAGCTACTGTCGCTACAGTACCCGTAGTTGTAGGCATGGTCAGTGTGACATTACTTGCCACACTAGCTGGAGCGACTAGCTCTACATAATTCGTACCATTATCCGTATCCTCATACAGCCGTACCGTACCCTGCGATGTGCTTGTCCCGCCAACATCAATCGTACCGCTACCGCTAATTGTTACAGCCATTTTCTATCCCCTTAAACGACAGTCCATACTGAGCCAGACGATACAGTGACCGTAATGCCCGAATTAACCGATACAGGCCCAGCCGATAAAGCGTTATACCCAGCGGCAACCGTGTAATTAGCTGCTACCGTTTGTGAATTAACGATCAACCCATTCAGCGCTACCGGAACTTGCGCTTTTAGCTCACCCGTACTTGGCTTATAAAGCAGATTGGCATTGCCCGTGTAGATGGTTGAGACTGTGCCACTAGTCGCTGCTGTAAAGGCTGGGTACAGATCCGATGCGGTAGATGTGTCATTACTTATCGTGACTGTACCGCCCGGAGTCGCCCATGAAAGCGTACCCGAACCATTGGTTACCAATGCCTGATTAGATGTTCCATCCGTCGCAGGAAGCGTCCATGTCACATTAGATGCCACCGTCCCGGCAGCTTTAAACGCCACATAGTTAGATGAATCCGTATCAGCAAACCTCAATGCACCTGTCGCACCTATCTGTACGTTCGTGCCATCCCATGTGAAATTAGTCGATCCACCAAACGAACTGGAGTTATTGAACTGGATCTGTGTATTAGACCCGCCGGGAGTACCGCCACCCGTGGAAGCAATCGTAATACCACCCGAAGAATTCGTGATGGTGATATTAGAACCGGCTGTAAGAGCAGCTAAAGAAAATCCCGATCCATTACCAATCAGTAACTGACCATTGGTAGGTGTAGACGTATTACCTGTGCCGCCATTACCAACCCCCAGCGTCCCAGTAATACCTGTGCTTAAACTGACATTGGTGATCGTATTGTTAGATCCATTGATCGTTTTATTGGTCAATGTCTCTGATCCAGCCAAGGTAGCTAGCGTACCCGTGGTCGGTAACGTAACCGATGTATTGCTATTTAAGGTCAAGCCAAGGCTGTAATTACCCGTGAAAGTAATCGTATTCAGTGCATTGTTAGCTACACCTGTACCGCCATTAGCTGCACTTAACGTACCCGCAACTGTAATAACCCCATTCGTTGCTGTACTTGGGGTAAATCCAGTCGTACCAAACGATAACGATGTAACCGTATTCCCCGTGGTCGCTACCGTCCCTGATGTAGGTAATGTCAGGTTCGTTGTGCCGGTCGTTGTAAACGTCAGGCTATTAGCACCCGATGTTGCTAACGTGGAGCCATCTGCCAAGGTCAGCGTTGCACCTGATGCCGGTGCTGTAAAGCTAACTTTGTTGACCGTCGTTGCTGTAGCTACACCAAGAACCGGCGTGGTAAGCGTTGGCGATGTAGCCCTAACAACACTTCCTGTGCCTGTATTAGCCACCCACTCAGGAGCCGTTGCACCTGAATTAACACCTAGTATGTAATTGGCTGTGCCTATAGCAAGGAATGACGTTGCCCCAGATCCTGTCTGGTAAGGAACTGACCCCGCCGCGCCGCCTGCTAAATTAGTCGCCGTACCAACCGATATGCCTGAAAGCGAAGTCCACTGAGGAGCCGATCCGCTTGATGTCAGTACCGTGCTTGCACTACCAATCGCAAGCTTGGTAAACGCTGTACCCGTGGCGTAGTAAATCAAATCACCAGCCGTGTAACTCGTTTGCCCCGTGCCGCCTTGATCCGATGCAAGCGTACCTGACGAGGTTAATGCACTACTTCCATCACTAAAGACCGGCTTACTAGCCGTCAGTGTAGAAACAACCGGCGCGGAACTAAAGGTCTGCGTACCTGTAAAAGTCTGACCCGCGTCTGTCCGTGCAATCGTTGCACTGGTTGATGGGAAAGTCTGTGTCGTCCCATCCGTACCAGTAAGCGTCAAAGAACGATTAGCTGTTAGCGTCTTACCATCAGCAATCGTTAGCGTTGCACTAGAAGCCGGAGCAGTAATCGTGACTTTGTTATAAGCACCAGCAGTAATATCACCTGTCGTGTCGGCAATTGTCGCTGCCGAGTTCTGAATAACCTTCCCCGTCGTTCCGTCAAATCTTGCAATGGCATTGTCAGTAGAAGAGGCGGGACCATCCACATCACCTGAAGCAATCTCTTTGAAATCGCCTGCGTTGGTATCCCAAGCTACCCAAGTCTGTTTGCCCGGAGCCACCGAAATACCCGTGGTCGGGCCAGTCCCTCCACGAATGGTGACGTTATACCCACCCGTGGTGTTGTTCATCACAATGTAGGCTTTACTGCTATTAGGCGTATTAATGTAGCGTAGCTGCGTTCTAGAGCCTGTACAGTTCAGGATCATGTACTGAGCTGATGTGCTACTTAAATTGGTCGCAGAGCTTGTACCTTGGGTGAGCGTTAGCGTAACGTCTGCATCCGTACTTAGTGTCTGCGTACCAGCAATCGCAACGTCTAGGTATGAAGTAACGGCGTTGTTGACATCGTCGCCCCAAGTACCGGCTTCTGTTCCGGTTACCGGCTGTCCAAGCGCCAGAAGAGATGTGTAATTGACAGTCATGTCAACGTCCTTATGTCGTGATAGGTGTCCAGTTTGCTGTCTGGGTGGTATTGATAATCTCCCAGTTCAGCGCCCCAGAAACCGAATCGGTTCCTACTGCTGTTTCTGATACCGCCACAAACACTGTTTTAATACCGCGATTTTGATCCGTTATTGCGCTAGATTCAATCACTGCGGCACCAAAGTTTGTACTGCTTGAAACTGTCTCTGTACCCAAAACAGTTTCTTGTATAACGCCTGCGTAAGTTGGTACAGAACTAAATGTTTCAGTGCCAAGCACTGACTCCTGAATAACGCCAAACCAAATAGGATTGGCCGATATGCTGTCCGTACCAAGAATGGTTTCGGATATCGCTGACTTGTAAGTCGGTGTAGCACTAACTTGCTCCGTCCCAAGTACAGACTCTGAGACAGATGCCGAAAGAACAGAAGCCCCCCAAGCACCTTGCCCCCAGTATCCAGAACCCCAACCACTCATGGCGTTCCGTCAAGACTGAACACATAACTAACCGAAAGCACATCGCCAGATACTACTGACCTATCCCCCGGCGCTTGGAAATCTGCTGCTGAAAACAGCGTACCTGTTGTGCCAAGGATTGTGTTATCGCTTGTTAGGAAAGCCCCGCCAACCGTAGCCGTTGCATCAATGTTAAACACGGCTGGATTCGCACTGTTCGTAACTACCGATGGATCTGCATTGGTTGCCGCTGCAAACGTAGCCGTGGGCCGGTTTGCATTACTGTAGCAATCAATCTCAGTCCATCCAGAATGCGACGACATCGTATCCCCTGCGGCTGGCGTATTACTGGCAGCAGCGCCATAAAGACCGATGTACCAAGTTGTAATTTGTGCAGTGCTTGTTAGCGCAACACCGGCCATGTACTGAAGACCAGCATTCACCACAAGATTCTGAGATTCGGCAGTCCATTTCAGGTTGCCATCTTTGTCATGGCAAGTCACATAATACTTGCCGGTTGCTAAAGCTTTATTCATCATGCAATCCTCAAAACGGCGTTAGTGGCATCATTCGCCGGAAATGTAATCACCAAATCCTGCCCTGCCTTGGTAATATTCACCCCAAAGTTTAAAACCGCAACACTCCGATTACCATTGGTGGAGTTATAAATCAACGCTCCATTGGTCGTCAGGGTGACATTGCTGAATGTCGCAGTCTGGAAAGACCAATAAGAAGTTGTTCCTTGAAAAGCTGGGGTGATGTTTGTGAGTGCGATCCCCCCAGCGGAATAATTGGTCCCACTGGAGGACACTTCCCCGGATGCTGTATACGCAGTAGTGGAAGCACCGAGATCCGCGTTGGCGGTATATAAGGCCAGTTTAAAGACATCGCCCGTCCCCATTGTAAAGTTATGAAGCGCCTGAGCTACCTCAACCTTAAAACTGGTGGTCAATGTCTGAATGATTGCCATTACACCACCTTATCCCGCACCTGCCCAGACCTGTAAGCATCCATCCGCTCAAGCCCATCACCAAGGCGCTTGGCTAGTATCAATGCTTCTTTGTACTTGGCATTGATATTAGCCATTAAATCTTGCTCAAGCTTTAGGAATGTACTTGCCTCAACAAGACTTCCATACAACAAGACTGAGTCAAAGTTATCACTAAGCCAAGTTGTTGTTGCATCCACATCCCCGTCGGAAATTGATGCCGGATAAAAAAAGTAATGCAACTCAATGTTGTAGCTTAGATCCGGCGTCGGCCCCAATATAAATGTCAGCTCCTTGGGAAAGGTAGGCTGGTCCGGGCCAAATAAAGCATAACAATACGGCCTGCCAGTATTCCCTGCGCCGGTTGGAATAGGAAACGATTCCCTAATAAAGTTCACATCTTTGTTAAGCAAGTAATGATATGAACCATCCGAATCAATGACCGCCATAGAATACGGCGCCAGAAAATCAGACGGACACTGTAGGTACATGTTATTGGCAGAGCAAGCACCCGTGACGTTCTTTCTCAAGCTAGGAAATTGGATCGTATTAAAGATCCGCTGCTCTGCTTGTTGAGCAAACGTAGATAGGCTATCAACGGAGAACGTCGTCTCCATGTAGTCCTGAATCTGGGTTTTTAACTCTCCCCAGTTCACGCCATCGGCCCCCGGCACATCGTACCTTTGGTAGCAGCACCAGCACCACGCATCTTAATCCCTGAAGTCTTAACCTGATTATTGGGATTCATTGCTACACCGTGCGTAGGTTGCCAGTCTTTTGGCATGTTGTAAGGCATTTCTTTACCCGGATTGGGCGAGGCAACAACCTTGGCGCCGGTCATCGTATGCGGCTCGGCATAAGTGGATGCTGGCCCCACTTCCTTACCACCAATTTTCATGGAGTATTTGGCCATGGATTACCCCTGGTTGCGTGCGCGTGCAAGATTGCGACCCATTTTCTTCATCATCTCTGATGTAGGCCCACCCTTACGCATTTTGGTCAAGGGCTTACCTGGGTGCATGGCTTTTTCATGCTTGTGTACCGCAGCAGCCGCGGTCTTTTTGTCCTGCTTGATGTCATCTTTCATGTCGGCTCCTAAGATACAGTGACACTATTCAACAATGCTTGACCCACAAGATGATTAGGGGTCATGCCGTAATCGTATGATCTTGCACCGCCAACAGGGTTGAAGCCCCACTCGATCGTTCGGCTTCCTTCTAGCGGAACCCCCGTATATAGCGGGTTAGTTCCTACCGTGTTGTTCGTCTGCATCCCGTTGTAGCCTGACTGGTAATACGAATTGGAATCGGGACGAGGATTCCGTACGGCCTGCGGATCGTCCACGGGCCACATTCCTAACTGTAGCTGAGGTTGATCTTCCTCCCAGCATTCTGGACACACCAAGATATTAACATTCTTGGTTTTAATTGTAAGCACCTTGAGTTGCTTAAGTTTGTAGCGAAAGTTGCACCTATCGCACTGAGCGATAGCAAACTTGCCACTAGCAAACCTATTAGGCATTAGTAGCCCCCAAAACCTAAAAATCCCTGCCTTGGCACAAACCTGATCGGCGCCTTCTCACGATCTTCATCTGCCGCTAACTGCCATGCTTCATCATACTGAGCCTTCAGCATAGCCATGCGCTCTAATCCGCCCTCCACTTTCATGGATAGCTTATAAGCTAGTCCGGCAATCAAAGCCTCTTGGAATCTGAATGGGATGTCCTCCACATTCACACCATTACCCGCGTCTTGCAGCCTTCTCATACGCCAATAAACAAGGGTGTAATACGGTGTCGTAATTGAACCTTGATCTGGGGCTGGCCATACCGTGACGTTTGGAAACTTGGTATTGCTTACCGTGGCGCCTGATGTGTGCGATGCAGCCGTTGTGTTGTTCTGGCCGCGCACCACATTATCAAGCGTTGCATAAGCTGAAACACCAGTTGCCACATTCTCGGCTTGGGTTGAAGTACCGTAGTAATAAACCGTCTCCGCACCAATGTTTGCATATCCTGCATATGGTATCCCCGTGAGGCTAGACATCGGTATTGATGTAGCAGAGGATGAGATGTTAGCCGCAAGTGTCCCAGTAAAGACATAAGTTTGACCGCCCTGCCTGTCAATGTAGATCTGAATAGGCCGCCCCGTGGCAAGCTTATTGGGGATGGTTGAGTAAGTACTAACGGAGATTCTGCTGATATTGATGTCCGTCTGGTTCTGACTTTCCCCGGTTCGGATAATCGTTTCAACAAGATCAACTGTATTAATCGGTAATGGGTAGGTAATTTGATTGGCATAGAGCTGAATAGCACCTTGCTCCATGGTCCACAAATTTATCCCGCGATTCGCCCATTCTGTAAGCAACAAGTTGAGCGATCGACGTGCAGTACGTAGATCATAACCAGAACGTAACTCCCTGCCGCAACGCTCGTATGCCTCCTCTACAAGCTCATTCAGGTTGGGGTCAAAATTAGTTGTCCCAGTGGTGAAGGCCATGACTACCTCTTAGCTGTCAGAGCAGACTTGCGAAATGCGTCTGCCGTGGGCGCACCTTTAGCACCAGGCTTTCTCATCTTTTCACCAGACCCTGCCGCAATACGCTTGCGCTTTGCATTAATGTTGGCGTAAAGCCCAACCTTCCCACCTTCTGCATACTGAATAAAATCAGTGTCATCACGTCGGGACTTTAACTTGGGCCCCGGCATTTTGGAGGGATTGATAATTCCCATCCCGCGAGACTTGACCATACATTGCCTCCATTAGTGCGCCTAGGCCCATAGGTAAATACGGGTCAAAAGGTCTAAGGTAATTAGGATACGGCATACCGTAATAAGTTGGAAGTTCTGGGCCTCCAACCGTTGGGTACTGATAAATCATCGTGTCATCAGGCTTCGTTGTTGTCACACCAACCGGCGTTTTAACCGTTATACCGGGGTCTAACACAATTGGCGGAATCGTAATTGTTGGAGTGGTGGTAGTGATAGGCGGAGTTGTTGTGGTTACCGGTGGTGTAGTAGTGACAACATCGGTTTTTAATATCTCATCAATTAACGGCGTACTCTTGACCACAACAGGCTCTGTTTTAATTGTGTCGTCTAGTTTTGTACTTGTTACAACAACAGGCTCGGCCTTAATTACATCATCTAGTTTTGTACTGGTAACAACGACAGGATCTGTTTTAACGTCTTCGTTTAATTTGGTGCTTGTAACCGTGACAGGGTCAGTTGTAACAATAGGTGTTGACGTAACAACTACAGGCTCGGTTGTAACAACATCATTTTTAAGCTTATCGTCAAGAATTGATTTGCTTGTTACAACAACAGGCTCGGCTTTGATCGTGTCTAAAGAACCCGGCAAAATCGTGTCAATTTTCAGCGCTTCATCTAAAACGCCAGTATCTTTAGGTGCTGTAACCGTTACGCTTGGTGCGCTTGTAATTACGTTAGATGATCCAAGTCCAAGCCCTGGGGTAACGGTATCTACAGTCAGCTGATCTCCTATAGGAGTAGATGGTGCCGTAACAGTGACTGATCCAGTAGGTGTTGTTGTTGAGCCCGACGGTATTACATCCATAGCATCCGCGCCTATGGCTGTATCAGAACCGGCCGTTACAGTAACTGAGGCAAGTTGCGATATGTCGCTCCCAGGCTCGCTGACGTCTGCAAGCGATCTTTGTTGGTCATCAGTTAAACCGCTAAGAGTAATCCTGTTTGTAGTTAAGGTATTTGAAGTTCCAGAAGCAATTTCATCAATTAGTTTTGAGTTGTTTTGCACGAAATTCATAACGGCCATGGGGTTCTGGGCCATAGCCGTAATATTTTGGCCGCCGCTTAAAACAGTCTGAACCAATAACTTTGCTTGTGCATTGGTTAAGGCCCCGTCACTTGCTTTGACTACCGCATCTATAGCCGCCGGTGTAATGCTTGCAGAAAGCATTTGCGTGACATTTAATTCGCCATTAGTAATAAGCTGAGTAACGGCATTGCCAACAGCCCGCGAGACAATAACGGCCTGAGAGTTTGAAAGCTCTTCCGGTAGGTTGTAATAGGTGTAATTTGTTGCCATTTGGCCAAGGGCTGGAGCAACACCACCACTAATAAATCCTTTGGCAAAATCGCCACCAGCAGCCTCATTAACCAAGCCCTGATAGGTTCCTCTAACAATTGCTGTAGCTGTTGGAGCGGCAATTGCAGCTGGCACACCGGCAGACATTAACATACCTGTAAGCCCAGTTCCTGCTGTCATCTCGCCACCTAAAGCGGCAAGCTCAACACCTCCAACAGCCCCGCCAATAAGCTCAGGCAACAAATAGGGAGCCGCAAATGCAGCCGCCAAAGCCAAGGGAAGTGCGTATTCTTTAGCACCGTACTTCTCTTCCCAATTGCTGGTTATACCGGCGCCACCACCTTGTGTCGGCCCAAGGAAATATCCTGTACTTCCTTTGCCCTCACCCTCAGATCCAAAGCGCCACATACCACCGTTATCAGACTGTGGTACGGCTTGCAACTCTTTACCAGTAACTTTGTCATAGTAAACAACGTAATTAGCCGCCTGTTCACCTTCAGTCGCTCGGAAATCTTCGCCCGGTGTCACCTGTCCTGTGGGTGGAAGATTCCTTGTTTCAATACGCGTACCAACTTGATTCAGGTCTGTAATTCCATACCCAGATAGATAATCAACCATCTTCTCTGAGTGGTGCGTCCAACCTTGGTTCTTATCCCAAACACCGGCCGCAGTCCCATCTTTGGTAATCTGATTCAACTGGCTTGCAAGTCTTTCTGGGCCAGTAAGCTTTGCATCCGCTTCCTTAGCCGTCACGTAACTTTGTATGCCGCTTAATAAGTCCTTGCGACTTTCTGGCGTTCCAATGTAGTTCACTACTTCTGATAGATCCATCTTGTTGTCAGCAGCAAACTTAATGATCTCATCATAACTTAATTGCTTGTCTTCACCGGCAGCAACGTCTAGCCCCGACCTAACTCTGGTATCTGTTTGATACTGAGTAATCTGACCCGGTTCAATCCCGAGGTATCCAGCTAATTGATCAATCGTAAGATTATTATCACTAGCAAACTGGATCGCTTTATCAAATGCAACCTGACCCTTGTCATCAGCAAGCCTGTTTAAGCCTGTTGTTATAGCCGTATCTGTCTGGTACTTAGTAATAACATCCGGCTTAATACCTAAATAACTCGCCAACTGGTCATTACTTAGCTTGTTTTGTGCCGCATATTCAAGCGCTTTATCTAACGGTATAGCACCTTTGCTATCGGTTAATCTGCTTAGTCCTGTTTTTATATCCAGATCTTTGATTGCAGTACTGGTTAATCCTTTATCAATACCCAATAGGTCAGATAATCCTTGGGCCGAATCAATACCGGCCCTTCTTACCGTATCTGCAATCTGTGTAAGGTTTGTATTAACTAACGTCTTAAACTCATCTTCTTTCTTGCCATAGAATTTGGCAAGATTTGCCGGGTCAATACCCCGCTTAATAGCAGTTGCTATGGCATCACCAAGATCTACAACGCGCACAGTCTTTCCGTCTTGCGTTATATCCTTGCCTATTGCACTAAACTCCTGCCGGTCTTTTTCATAGACCATAGCATCCACGATCTGCTGAGACGTTGTGTCTTTAAAAGTACTCTTAAGTGCATCAGCAACGGTTGCATAAGGTAGCTTTGCTTTGTCAGCGTATTCGACAATCTTGTCAAAACCTATGGGTTTGCCGCCAGCAAGCGCGGTTACTTCCTTGATGATGTCTGCGTTGGCCTTTGATCCAACCATGGTCGTAAAAGCCTGGTCAACCATAGACTCTGGCAGGCCCATGTCTTTGGCAATCGCCCTTAGCTCGTCAACCGTAAACCCATTTTGTATAGCTGCTCTTACAGCGTTGTTTAAAGCCTCTTGCCTTAAAGCTTCGTTTCTTTCAGCTTCTTGTTGCGCTCTCTCTGCCTCAATCCGATCTCGTTCGGTCTTTTCTGCCTCTAATCTTGCAGCCTCTAATCTTGCAGCCTCTTGTCTAGCCGCTTCTTCTCTTTCGGCTTGCTCCGCTGCAAGACGGGCTGTCTCTGACCTTTGCGCCTCTTCTCTTATGGCCGCATCTCTAGCGGCTTGATCGGCAGCAGCCTGGGCTTCCTGCTCTTGTGCCAATAACCTCTCAGCTTCTTCCTGTGCCGTGGTTATGCTGCCCATATCAGGCATGGAGATGGTCTTTGGACCAAAACTAATACCTGCGTTGCTGAAGTACGCATTAACATCGGACTCTGGTATGCCGATATAGCCAGATAGGGTAGAAACATCTACCCCATACTCAGCCATCTTATCCGCAATAAGCTGCGGATTGCTAAGATTTCGTGCTACAAAATCGTAGACTTCTTGATTAAATGCCACGGCAATTTAGCAAGAATAACCGCCCTTGTTCATCTTAACCATCTTGCCTTTGGTTTTGCCTTTTATAGCAACACCATTGATAGACGGTGCAGCAGTCTTCACCGCGCCCATCTTGGTCATGCCGCCGGACTTCATGCCCTTCATCTCGGCCATTTCATGCTTGACCATAGATTTCGGTGCGCCTTTGGCTTTCATAAAGGCAACTTCTTTCTTGACCATTGCTTTGGGTTCTCCACCCGCTTTGTAACCTTTCATGGCTTTTTGCTCCGATATGCCAATTGCTATGGCTTGTTTAGGGTTAGTTACTTTCTGGCCCGAGGAGGATTTGAGTTTTCCTTCCTTGAACTCTTTCATTACAACGCCAATTTTGTCTTTCATATATACCTTCCGCGGGTCTTGCCACGCTTTGCAATACCATCGCCACGGCTTGATGCAGATCCTACCTTGCCGCCACGTTTCATACCCATCTCTATCACATCATCACTACGGCTAGAGCCACCAAGCTGCCTGCGCTTATTAACTTGAGTCTCAAGCCTAGCTTTACCCATGTCCTTCTCAAATGGTAAACGCCTGCGAGGCGACTCTAATTGCGCCATGGACTCACGACGCTTAACTAAATCACTTCCCTTGGTAACCGGCTCTCCCTTGGGGGATTTGGTAGCAAGCTCTCCGCCTTGTGACGGCTTCGTTGTCATGGCACCAGGCTTCTGTGCCATCTTGGGTGAGTTGGATCCGTAGTAATAATCAGCATCAGGTTTCTTTGAGGTTGCCTTTGCTGCTTCTTGTGTGATCTTTGGTTCCACACGAGGCTTGACTGCTTGCGTTGCTGCCTTGCTCCCGGCGCCTGAAAACATTGTGCGTAGAGCTTTTAATCCGGGACCGCCTATAAGCGCTGCCTCTGGGTAAACACCTTCAAGCGGTTTGTCATAAGCCTTGAGTCTTTCAATCTCAGCTTTGACATCCTTCTTAGGTGGTGACTTTACCTCTGCTTTGGGCGGTGATTTAACCTCTGCTTTGGGCTTTGTTTCAACCTTCGGAGCCGCGGTTTTCAAAAGCGTACGAGAAAACCCTGCTGTACCAGGCTCGGCAAAATCTGTGTCACCCTTAGATTCAATACGAGGGGCGCGCACCGGCGCAGATTCTGTCTTTCGTATGTTGCTGAGGTCGATGCCCTGCTGGTCATCCATTTCAGACATAGCTTGGCGCAAGGTCTTCCTTGGCGTGCTGCCAGACATAATAGCCTCGCCACTGCTATCCCTAACAATCTCGCCACTGCTATCCCTTAGCGGCTCACGATCAATATCAGGAATGTCACCGCCCTCTTGGAAACGCCTGCGCTTCTTCATACTACCCCCTACTTTAGTAGCAAATTCCGCCCATGGGCGGAATTACCTCATCACGACCATCGTGCCCTTGGTTTTGCCACGTTTGGCGCATCCATCAGCAGCGGTTACATAGCCGCCCTTCTTGAACATCCTGCCAAGGTTAGGACGCTTGTCTAACTTACGCAGCTTTTCATCTTCTATCTGCTGCTGCATGGCGCCGCTTTCTTTGACCGTGGGGACGGTGTCAAAGTTAGGGTTGTAAATAGAATCACCGTGGTAACCACGGCCTTGACGGGGATCATCTCTATTCATTCTTGCCATGGTTATTTCCTTTCAGCGAGGGCATCAATTTTTGCTTCAAGCCTTGCAAAGCCTGTGTCAAAGCGTTCACAAATCTTTTCCATGTCTGCACGAACTTCTGCGCGAGTGATGTGATCACGGGCAATTTCCTCCCGAGTTTTGTTCAATAGGATCTGGATGCGCTTTTGTTCATCAGACGAATGCTTAATCATGAACATCACCAGACCCACAAAGAATGATGTGATGAGATTCCAAACAAGAGCACCGGTTTCCATTTAGCACTTCCATCTACGTCTTGCCTGCCGTATACGGCTATTAGGATCTTTAGCTGCTTCAGGGAATTGCTTCATCTGGCCGGCTGATCGCGCACAGAAAGACTTCCTGCGGGCGGCATCTTTCGGGCCAGGGTTATCACTGGTCACAGCCGTCTTGAGTTTGCTGCCGGGATTGGCCTTGCGATACGCTGCAACGCCTTTCTCCGTCATGCCAGCACCCTGCTTGGTAGGGCGGAAATTGCCTGACTTCACTGAAGTGGCAATCCCCATGCCCTTGGCCTTAGCCATAAAACACCGTAGCAGTGACGTTTGCAGCAAGACCTGTATAGATCCCGCTTGTAGCCACAATACCTTCTCCCGGAACCAAGACGTTAAACGCCGTCGGGTTATACGAATCTATCTCCATCAAGATGTCTGCGTACATAGTGACCGCAGGAGATCCTGTAATAGAACCGCTAGCAGAATCGGTAACCGTGAAGGTATTAGCATCCGATACCGTGACTGAATAAACACCCGTAGTCGCTGTACCACCTGTACCAGCAGCGAACACCAACCAAACACGGTCGCCCGTGGTCAGCCCATGGTTTGTGATGGTGCAAGTCACCGTGGTTGTTGAACGGCCGTAAGTTCCAGTCTGTGTGCTGTTATTAGCAAAGACGGCATGGCGAGTTGCTGCTGTTGCATTGGCTGAAACAACCGCACCCTTTAAACGAGTGCGGTAACTTACCGTAACCCCAGAGCTTGTCACATGGGCCGACTTAACATCGGTTTGCATCCCCATGATGTACTCCTACTAGCTATCGCTGAATGGTGTGACTAGGACGCCAGATCCAAGCAGATTTCCTTGGACAAGGTATTTTGCAGATGCAATGGCAGTAAAGGTAATGATCGACCCTGCAATCCCGCCCTTGGTCGTACCATTTAAGGTACAGACATCATTGGACGCGCCAGAGATAAAGGTCTTGCCGTCACCGCCGTCATCAATGCCAATAAACACACCGCCCACGAACTTGTCCGTCCCATCGGTCTGGAAAACAAGCGCAGATGCTGTGGTTTCAACAACGAACGAGTAGGTCGTTCCAATGTTGTTAGCACTATTGGGATCGGCGCCAGGGCCGGAGCTGGAAGGATAAGCCGTTGCGATGATGGTCGGTAAGGTAACCACCAAGGTCGCATCGTTAGTTTTGATCAGGCGACCAGCATAACCTGCCGTGGTCAAGGTAATCGTGTTGGTGCCATTAGCAAGATTGATAATGCTGTTTGGCCCCTGAGCATAGAAACCGCCTAGGGAACGGACTGGACCGTCAAAGGTAGAAATAGCCATGTTAACTCCGCGTAGTAGCGCATCCTCATACCGTCTCTACTAAGTCTGCTAGGCCAGTCGGTATGAGTTAAATCCTAGTAGGGTGGTTGTATCAGTTATTGGGGTGGGAGTCAATGAGCTTTGCGCGGATTAATGCAAGATCGTTTTCAGTAGGCTTTGAATCAATCCCACCGTATCTAAAACTATACCCAGCTAAACGCCCTTTTGTAAGATGTTTGCCGGATACCAAGGCCCTGCGAAGGGTTGGCATTTTCATCCCGTAGTGGCTCAGCACCGCAGTGAGGCTTGGGAATAAAATGCCATCAGGCATAACAAATACAGTTTTGCTCATCTTTTCTTTTGCCTCTTCGGTATGTTTACGTCCTAGCCAGTGCTTATGGCTACGCCCTGATTCAATATTTTCACGAATCTTTAAGAGCCCTTCTTTTGAAACCTTGCGCCCTTCTGCTTTTGGCTTGCCCCTCTGCGCCGCACCAATCTTTGATTTTGTCTCATCTGATAGCGTTTTACCGTACCGGTAGTGGTTTTCCCCGGCAGTGGGAGCCCTGTTTTGTTTAATCTTTAACTTGGTTTCTTCGGTGTGTTTTTTTCCAACACGCGGGTGGTTAAAGTAATCAGCAGCGTAAAACTCTTTAAGAGCCTCAGAAATTTTTTCTTTTTGTTGCTGGGCCATCACTTTGCCAAAATTTGGCGTAGCTTGTGGCGGGGCGTTACGCCAAGGCGCGTCCGAAGAATACCCAGAGTTGTAACACATAGGTTGCCCAACATGTTGAAGTAAATAAATATCTTCTACTTGTTGGAGCGACATACCCTCCGAAACAATCTCAACAACCACAAACTCAAATTTATCTTCGCCGTATTTATTCCACGATGCTTGCAGGTGCTTGCAATGGTGCCTATTACCGCGAAGCAAATTACGGTGTTGCCTGAAGCGCACCTTCTTGTTTGTCGTGCTACCTACATAAAACTTGTTATTGACCACGTTGATGATTTTATAAATGACTTGCTCCATGTTTCCTCCGTTACAAAGCCATAACCGTAATGTACCGAAAGGAACTAACCATGTCAACAAGCAAAGAAAAAGCCACCCGAAGGTGGCTTCCAAACCAAGCTAAGTGCTTGATTTTATTGGTATTAGGCGCCTTGGGAGCCAAAGATGCCGAGGGGGTCGCTCACTCCAAACGAGTAGCGCTCTCTCGCTTTATATCTTACATTACCGGTATCAAAGTCTCCATCCATTCCAGTACTCATTGGTGTCCGCACAAAGTGCTTCAATCCGTTGGGTACATCGGTGGTAAGGAACCAGCCGTTGGTGTCGGTCAAGAAGTGGTTGATCGTGTAGCCCTCTGGGATCGAACCGTTGTTCTTGATGGCGTTGATGTCGTTGTTGTTAGTGCCGACACGGAGTTCGGTTTCTAACAGACGGGTAGCCACGAACTGGAGGTTCGGAGGAACGATGAGCTTGCGTGGGCGAGCTGCGATCAACAGATCACGTTCGTCGGTCCAAGCGGCGATTTGAATGACTGCGTTTTCCAACGAAGTTTCGTTCAAGTCTGCCTGGGTCGCGGGCGTGTTGCTGTTAGTGCCACCTGATACTAGAGGATGTGCTGTAGAGAACAGA